GACCTACCATGGGCCCACCCTATGAACCCTATAACGAGTGCAACAGTCTCAGGCGTGGGGCAAACTCCTTTAGGGCCAGTCGAAGGCACATGGGTTGTAGGTTTCTTTTCTGACGGCGGGGAGGCTCAAACGCCTATCATTATGGGGACTTTGCCTGGTGTACCTTCTACATTAAGTGCAGACTCTATGAAAGAGAATGATGACGGCACGAGTTCGCAGACAAAGGGGTTTCTAGACCCGAACGGTAACTATCCGAAATATACAGAGACAGACGTAAATAGATTGGCAGTCAATGACACAGAGAACCCTCACCCTACATTAACCCTACGAAAGGCCGACAGAGACCTTGCAGTTGGGGTAGCCAATGTTGACGCTACAGAGGTTGTAGATGACCAAATAGCGGCAGATGATGGTGGGCAATGGAACGAACCTGAGACTTCGTATAATGCGAAGTATCCTTTTAATCATGTGTATGAGACAGAGGGCGGGCATATCCGAGAATATGACGATACTGTGGGGGCTAAGCGTATACATGAGCGACATTCGAGTGGCTCTGGCTATGAGATAGGCGATGATGGTACAAAGATAACAAGAGTCAAGAAAGACAACTATACCATTGTATCGGCCGATGACTATGTACATATACAAGGGGATAGTAAAGAAACATATGACAAGGGCCTACGAGTCAAGGTCAATGCCTCTGCTGAATCAGGCAACAACTATAACATAGAGGTAGGGGCTAAGAGTAATGTAACCATCGAAGTACAAGATGGCGATATCAACCTTATCAGCCAGCTGGGCGATGTAAACCTTAAGGCAGGTAAGAACATGAACATAGATGTAGCACAGGCGTTAAACATTAAAGTAGGTGGTGCTATCACAGAGACGGCCGAGAGTAAGAAAGAATCTGTTACAGGCGAGCATGAGATGAATGCTTCTGAACAAGACATCAATGGTAACATTATTAATCTAAACTAAGAGACATATGTCAAAACTCGGCTAAGACCTGCCAGTAGTCATAAGGGATCTGTTTTGATTTAGATAACAACTATAAGGAGAATACAATGCTGACGATAATACAGGAGGGGTTTCATGGACAAACTGATGAAGAACCCGACAGTAAACACAATAAGCAAATGGATGTTTAGATTATACATACTTTGGTCTATCTGTGCTGATATAACAATCATAGGTGGTCTTGTTTACTATTTCTTTTTCTACTAAATATTATTGAGTACTCTCTAAACTGAGCAATACTCATTTAGAGTTTATTCTAATTTTTTTTGGAAAAAGGAGAATATATGGCAACTGCTACAGACTCTAGAGCTGCGGCTCTACATAGACATCTTGATACACAAATCGAGAATCTAGAACGTAAGAATTATCACAATCGAGAATTAATCACAGACCTCAAGAAACAGAAATTAAAAATAAAGGATCGTTTACATAGTCTTTCTATGCGAGAAGCAAAGAAGTCAAAGAAAGAACAGCAATCGAGGTACAAAAATATACAGCTCGATTTATTCAACAAAGGCACGTCATAGACTTATAAGTATTGGTTAGGGGGGTCGGGAGACTGACCCTCCTCCATGGAAAAATTTTCTAAAAAATCCTCTCGTGGTTTTCGAGTTATAAATAGTTTATATGAAAAGTTTTAAAGAAGTAGAACGTATTGATTTAGTATGTGAAGGTATGTATCAAGACCTTGAGATTACTGAAGCTGAATACCAAGGTAAGAAGGTTAAGTTAAATGACCCGATACGAGGTGGTAGTAAGAAGTTCTATGTTTATGTAAAGAACGAAAAGGGTAATGTTGTCAAAGTATCTTTTGGCGATACAACAGGCTTGTCTATCAAGCGTGATGACCCTGCTCGAAGAAAGTCTTTCCGTGCAAGGCACAATTGTGATAATCCTGGGCCTAAATGGAAAGCAAGATATTGGTCGTGTTACCAATGGCGTGCAAACGCTCCTGTCAATAATTAATCCCTTATAAATATTACGACTAAATTATGACTTCGTGTGAGACGAGATATCAAAATTTTAATACCTCAAATTAAGGAGAAAAACAACATGATAAAATATATTGCTGTCGCTATGGCAGTATTATTCACTTCAGCTGTTTCTGCAGCTGAAATCACTCCCTATGGTACTTTCAATTACAAGTGGTCAAATGATGAAGATTCATCAGGCAACGCTTACAATAAGTTAGAAGATAACGGTTCTAAAATCGGTATTGATATTGACGACATTGGTGTTGAAGGTCAATCAGTTATAGGGTTTGCAAAATTAGAAGTTGGTGTGGATACAGATGATTCTGGTTCAGACACTTTTGATTCAAGACTTGCTTATGTAGGTCTTAGTTCAAATAGTATTGGTGACGTTTCAGTTGGTCGTCAATCTCACCCTTTTACAGATAACGTAGCAACAACAGCTTCTATCTTTAATGTATATGGTGGTAATTCATCATTCTCATACGGAACAAGAAGCTCAAACTCTATTGCCTATTCTAAATCAATTGGTCCTGTATCAGTTGACGCTTTAGGTGTTGTTGATGGTTCTTCTGGAAAAGATGGCGTTGATTCTTACGAGTGGTCTGCTTCTGCTGACGTGCTTGATGGCATTAGTGTTTCAGGTGGTCTTGCTGCTGATGAAGTAAATGATATTTACTATTACGGTGTTGGTATGACTACTGATTTAAATGATGACATTACGATTGCTTCAAGTTATACTATGAAAGACGCTGCTACTGATTTAACAGCATGGGAAGTTGCTGGCTCTTTTAAAATGTTATCTGTCGGATATGGTGACAAAGAAGGAACTGGTGCTTATACAACTATTGGTCTTTCACATGACCTTTCTGATAATTTAAAGTTATATGCTGAAACTGAATCAGTTGATAACGAAGGTTCTGCTGTTGATACACAATCGTGGTCAATCGGAACTAAATTTACATTTTAAATTAATCACGATGGTATCCCCTATTTTTAGGGGGTACTATCATACACGAACACCTCAAGAAACCGCCTAGGCGGCGGCTATGAGATTCTTTTTTCCAACAATATAGTTATTTTCTTGTTTTATAGAGGGTAGGAAATTTTCCGTCAGTTTTATACGAGTTGTATGCCCAATACCAATCTTTGCCGTATTCACTCTGGCAGAATGATTTGAGACCAGGATCAATGTCATGAGGCTCACGGACAAACAGATTGCCAATACTGAGGAAAAAGTCCTGTGCCTTATTGGTAAGGTTGTACATTTTCTTTTTCCTTTCATGTTTCACAAATATATAGATGAGTTCGCTATGCATTTTGGTTGTTCTTCCTATACAGTTGATATGCATTTTCGAGATAGTATGTTCCAATGTGATTATATACTACATCTATAAATCTTGGTTCTTATAAGTACTCATGTGCGTCCCTCCAGAAACCAACCTAAGCTAGCTTGGAGCGAAATGAAAGAATATACAAAAGAACAAAGAACATGGATAGTGTTATCTAAAATACCACCAGGTAGAAAGGTAAAGATAGATACTTATGAATATGAAAGTCTAGCAAAAGATATACTAGACAATAAAGTATCTTATAATAGTATGATTGAAATTTTTAACGATAAGATATATTGGCAATGGTTCTCTAAGAAGTATATATAGTATAGTAATTAATTCCCAACAGCAACTGGCAGGTGAGGCCAGAAAGGAGAACATATGCTAAAGCGCTTAATTACTCTATTATTGGGTGTAGTCTCAATAGTAGTTTTATCAATATCAACTACACAAGCAAAATCCCCTAAAATTGGTTTCATTTACATCGGTCCCCCAGGCGACCATGGATGGACTTATATGCATGACCAAGGTCGTCAAGACATTGAGATTGACTTAGGTTTCGAAACCACTTATATAGAAAATGTACCAGAAAATGCAGACGCCGTTCGGGCAATTCGTAAACTTGCAGCTTCTGGCCATGACTTAATATTTACTACAAGTTTTAACTATATGGACCAAACATTAGAAGTTGCGAAAGAATTTCCTAATGTAAAGTTCGAACACGCTACTGGTTATAAAAGAACAGATAATGTGGCAACATATTCATCTAGGTTCTATGAAGGTAGAACAATTGCAGGA